ATTCCCTTGAGCATCATCAAACAAACTAACATAATCTACTCTAACAACATTTAAATTAGCAGTAACTCTGCTTGTATAAACTGCACCTAAGTCAACATAATTATCAAATTCATATGTTCCACTAGCTGATATATTACCACCACCACCATCAAATAAACCTTTAGCATCATCAAAGTTACCAGATAAACTATCAAAATTTATGCTTGTATCTAATTGAAGTTTATTATCAACAACTGCCGTATTTACTTTTGTTCCTGTAAAATTAGGATTTTGTGTACTTGTGGCAACTGCATTAAGGTTTTTAATATCTTCTATTATAGCTAGTTTACTTGTTGCATTTAAAGATGCATTTCCTAGCTTATCAACTGCTTTAATAAAATATGTGCCTGTCATAGCAGGAACAATGGCAGTATTTGCAGGTCGTGAAACTTTAGCTATTAAATCAACTGCATTAGCATATGTTGCTCCACTTGTTTCTCTAGCGTGCCTTATATGATAATGAGATAAATCTAAATCTGTAACAGGTGTCCAACTTAAATGTGCTTCAGTATTTATTATATTAACACTAAAATCAGATACATCTTGAGGTGGAGCAGTCTTTCCAACCACTTGATGCTGAGTATTTATATAACTTGAACGACTTAATCTAGTTATACTTCTTGCTCTAATATCATAGATGGCATCATCTTCAACATTTACAAATTCAAATAAATTAGCACTTGATTTACCTAAGTTAATATAATCAGTATTAGTTGACTTTTTAGCTTGCACTTCAAAATCTATAACTTGTGGATTTGTACTAGATGCATTTACAATTAAAACAGATATAGCTTCTTGATTTAACACCCTTAACTCATCAGTTGTTGTTATTACAGGTTCTGCAACTACAAATGGGTTTGGCAATGTTGTGTTATCTTGTTGAAATAGTTTTTCTTCAGCATTCCAATCATAAACTGCACTATTTAATTCTCTTAAAACTAAATCAACTCCCATAATAGGAACACCATTACCATCATTCTCAAATGCAACATTCCATTCTGCAACTTCAAAAACCTTAGAACTAAATCCAAATCTTTCATTAGTAACAGATACAGTATCACCTACATTAAGTTGAAATGCTTTTAACTTACAAGGCATATCTAATGTCACTTGTTGTCTATTTCTAAACAATGCAATTTTAGCTAATCTTTGTGCCATAGGTGATGAAGTTGTATATGGCAAATCCATATCTAAAAAGACTTGATCTCCATTATCTTCATTCTGAAATGTTGTTGATGTGAAAGCAGGGTAATCTGCAGCTATAAAATTATTATCTGGTGATGTAAAAACACCTTTAACTGCATTAAAATTATCTCTCCTTGATCTTCTGGATTGTAAAGCAATAGAACCTCTTAAATCACCCTCATCTAATGAAACAGTTGGCGATACATATTTAGCTGCTTTTGCTTTAAATGTTCCATTAGAAAAAACAACATTTCCACCCATAGGACTTAATAAATTTTCTAATATTTGTTTTGGACTTCCGTTACTTTCAAAAGTTCCATTAACTGTATATCTTTTTTCAGTACCACCACCAGATAAAGTAACATTTTCATCACATACATTAGCTGCAGTTGTAAATGAAGTGTCATCTATTTCATCTGTTGATGCATTGAATCCATAAATACTATCTGTTAAATAATCTCTAATAGCTAATGCAGGATTTGTTGAATATGCAGTTGAAGATGTTCTAGGGTCATATAATTTTTTACCTTGAACTATAGCTGATATATTTGGTAATCCATTTGGGAATGCATCTGCATCAAACTCTAATCTGGCATAGACATAAGCAATGCCACTTAATTTATGGTTGGTTGTCCATTTGCCATTACTATCTGCAATTAAATCTGTGTCTGCTGATTGATTTGATGCACCTAAATGTTTATTAATTCTAATTAGATTTGCATATTGTGTTGGTGCAGTACAATTACCATTTCCATCAATAGTTATAGCAGTATCATTTATATAAATTTGACCTATAGAATTAACTTCATGTGTTGCCATTAAAATAATTAAATGAAGATATTTATCATCATTTGTACTTTCAGCAAATCCTAAAACACCTGACACTCTTGTTTCACCATAAATAACTCGTCTAGCAACTGTTGGTTGCTTAATCATTTGTGTTCTGTTTTGTGATTGTGTTGAAAAGTCACTAAAACTAGGCAATTTAGCTTGTGGTGATAATGTTTGCATTGCTGCAGTTGTGGCTGCAGTTATTACATATGCTTTTGCAAATAATGCTAAACTACTACCACCAGTTGCAGGAGCAAGAACAACGGCAGCAACTGCTGCAACTAATGTTGCTGGGTTTTGTAATGCTTTAACGAAATTTTTAAAAAATCCCATTTATCTTCCCCATACAATCTCTTTATCTTGTAAATCAGCAATAAATTCTAATCCTTTATCATTTGGATAATCTATCTTTTGATCTTCAGATGTATATCTTCTTTCTCTACTTCTTTCTAAATCAATTAATCGACTTTCAGCAGTTAATCCTATATTGGCAGTATCACCACTATCTTCAATGCCCATTGTGTCCATACGACCACTAAACATTAAATAAGGATCGGCAACAACTGCACCATTAGCATCTAATAAACCTAAATATAACTTTGCAGGTCTGCCTTGATATGTTTCATTTAAAGCACTTGATATTAAATCAGATGGTATTCCAGATAATGTTATATTTATTCCATTAGCTTGAATTTCAAATGTTTCACTTATTTGAGAAATACCCAAAAAATCGCCACCACCAATGAAAGTTGTGCCACCAAAAGTAATATTTCCATAACCTGTCCAAGCAACAAAATGACCTCCATCAAATGCTAAATCTACTGCAAAAAATGGTGATAAATTATCACTTACTAATATATTATTTACTGCAGTTGTTAAACCTCTACTCATAACGCTTCTGCTGCTCCAAATGATAGCGAATATATGCCATCTGTACTAATTGCCCAATTATGTGTAGGTGTTGTTAATCTAAATAAACCAACTGCACTTGATACAACAACTGTTGCTCCATCAGATGGTGATGATCTTAAATTAGGATAAATTGTTAAAGCAACTTCACCAGAGCCATTACTATTTGCATCATCTAAAACTTTATATATTCTTGCACTACTTCCAGAACCTAACTGAATGTAATCACCTGCTTTTAAATAACCAGTTTGACTTGTTGGAACTCCATCAATATTTAAAGTATCTCCAGTTTGACTTGCTCCATTAACTACTGGTGTTCCTGCAGAACTAGATGCAGTTCCTCTAGGTGTTGCACTATTAGGATCACCTAATAAAAATGTTCCATATTGACCATATAGCTTAATAAAAAATGTGTTCCATACTTCAGCATCTGCTCTAGACATAGGTGGCAATGTTATATCAGCTTCAAATCTTTGACCTACATTTTTAAAAACTTGTTGCTCATATGTAAATGGTGATGCAGTTGTTCCTACTGAATTTCTAGCAATAAAATTAACAGTTTGAACTCCTGTAACTGTTGGTAATGTTAATGGATATGTTATTGCCATCTTTTATGCTCCAAATGCTGATCCGAATTGTCCACCTCTACGTCTAGCATCATAAACTGCACCTTTTGCAGCTTCAGCTATTTGTGGCAACATTCCTAAAACTTCTGTTCTAACTGTTTGTGCAACTCCAGTACTTAGGTTAATTGTTTGGTTAACAACAACACCTCCACCACCACCCATTTTATCATTAGGAATAATAGAACCACTTCTATTAGGAACAAATAACTCTGCACCTCTTTCTCCAACCATATATGGTTTTCCTCTTTGAACTGAACCACCTATAGCTTTTCCAGTAGGTGTTGTTGATCCAGATGATCCACCTATTGCAGTTGTCACAAATCCAAAAATCTGATCTGTTATATATTTTTTTATTAACATTCTTGCTAAATCACTAATTATAGAGTTAGCCATATCTTTAAAGGCATCTTTAGCTGAAACTGTGCCTTTCATTATTCCTAATAAACTTTCCTCTAAACCACCTAATGCTTTAATAGTCATCTTTTCAATAGATTGAGTTAAATTATCTGTTGTATCTTGATATTTTTTGACACCATTTGTAACACCATTTAAAACTTGTTGCATTACTGTTAATTCTTTAGTGCTTTGTTTGACGTTTTCTGTCAAATCTTTTTGCCTTGTGCCTACTCTCCTAATGATTTCATCCATTTTAGTAAAATCAATATTAATTTCTTTTATTCTATCAAAGTTTTTAAAAACATCTCTTGTAAAAGGTGAAAAGTCCATAATTGCATTCATAACGTCAACCATTGCATTTAAAAATCCTTGCAAAGCTAAAACAACTGTTTTTAGTGATTGCAAAAATTCACCTGCTAATGTTCTTCCGAAAGCACTTACATTTTCATTTGAACCTTTAATAGTATCTAATATTTTATCTTTTAAGATTGTAGCTAAATATTCTAAGGCAGGTGCTAAAGCTGATACAACTTGATCTGTTATACCTTTAAATAATTTACTTAATTTTAAAATAGCATCATTAGCTTTTTCATC